CAAAAAAATTAGCCATATACGGAATTGTATGGCTTTTTTTGTTTAACTTTGTCTATAACCAAAAACACAAACCAATGAAAGAGCAGGAAAAGTACTCAATAGGCGAAAAGATTTTTTTAGGCTGTCTGCTTGCGACAATTTTATTTGTACTCGGGCATTGTATAAGTGAATTGTTTTATTTGTAATTTTGTAGCTTATTATAAACAATAACAATAAGTAATGCCATTTGTAAAAGGTCAGGTGACAAATCCAACAGGCAGAAAAAAAGGCAGCGAGAACAAGGTTACTAAAGACCAAAGAGAGCGGGCAGCATTAATTATTGATAATAATATTGATAAAATGCAGGGCTGGATAGATGAGGTAGCAGCCGAAAATCCCGAACGAGCATACAAAATGGTCCTTGATATGTTTGAGTTCTCACTACCTAAACTGAAGGCTGTAGATCATAATTTCGGTAATTCAGATGTTACAATCAATGTTTCAATAAAAAGGAATGAACATAGTCCTGGATGAAGAGTTATTCAACCCGCTTAAATTTAAGTTAGACGAATCAAAGAGCCGTTTCAACCTTTCTTACGGGTCCGCTGGTTCAGGTAAATCATTCACACAAGCTCAACATGAGATTATCAAATGTCTGGAAGGTAACGAAAAGACGCTTATAATTCGTAAGTACGGAACCACGTTAAAGGATTCAGTTGTCAGCCTGATAACTACCATACTGGATAATTGGGGACTTCAATCACTCTACACTCACAACAAATCAGATCAGCATATTCGGTTTATTAACGGGTCGGAAATGTTATTTAAGGGATTCGATGATCCTGAGAAGATTAAATCTATTGCAGGGATTACACGTGTGTGGATCGAAGAGGCAACAGAACTAACCAAAGATGATTTTAACCAAATCAATCTACGTGTCCGAGGTCGTGACAATCTACAAATAACTTTGACATTCAACCCTATTGATGAGGACCACTGGATAAAGTCGTATTTCTTCGATACACAAGATACCCGCGACCGGACAACAATCCTGCACACCACGTACAAAGACAACCAATTCATTGATGAAGCGTACAAACAAGAGCTTGAATCGTATAGACTGATTGATCCGAACTATTACAAAATCTACGCATTAGGCCAATGGGGAGGGCTAACCGAGGGGCGTATCTTCCAAACATGGTTAGAGGTTGATGAGTTTCCTGATACAGATGGAGCCTGGTATGGACTGGACTTTGGTTACTCAAACGATCCGACAGCAATAGTTAAGACCATTAAAATTAATCAAACGATTTATGTTGATGAGATTTGCTATCGATCAGGGCTGACAAATTCAGACATTGCAGGGTTGTTAAAATCACAAGGGTATCTGGGTGAGCTGGTTATTTGTGACAGTGCAGAACCAAAGAGCGTTGAAGAGCTTCGCAGGATGGGAATAAATGCAGCACCTGCCAATAAAGGACAAGGATCAATAAATTCAGGTATTGACTTTTTAAAGCGCTCAACTGTGCTGATTACAAAACGATCTGTTAATATACGGAAAGAAAACAGATACTACCAATGGCAGCAAACCAAAGACGGCCGGTTTATTAACACCCCGAAAGACTTTCAAAATCACATCATTGACTCCCTACGCTATGCCTATTCGTATCAGATGCCGGATGCAGGGGTAAAACCCACGCCGGTAAGTTTTCAGGTCAAAAATTAGGATATTCAAAAAAATGTGTAATTTTGTAAAAAGCACCATGTTACCCGGGAGGGTAGATAGGCACGTGGATAGCCAACACCGCGTTTAATGTAAAATAACCTAGCATGGTGTTTTTTTCAAAGTAATTTGTATTTTTATGAAAAATTAGGATATGTAGACTATGGAGGTTATAGGGTCGGTCGGCTATTTGAGAGGGTAGCGGATATCAGAGTCTAAGGGTTGGTTCGATTCCAAACATATCCACAATATTATTAAAATATTCGCCATGAATATATTCCAACGAGCCGTAAAGTCCTTCGCACAAGTTCTGAATCCACAAAACAACGATCTGTTAAAGGCTATATTCCAGTGGCAGATTCACACGGGTATAGCCTCACCGATGCTGGATAACCCTACTTCATACTTGACTCAGGGTTATTCGGGCAATGCAGATGTATTTTCGATCATTAACCGTCAGTTAAGAATGGCCTCACAGGCACGATTAGCACTGTACACCAGAGATAAGTCAGGCAAATGGGTCGAGGTTCCGGATCATGAACTAAACTACTTCACCCGACATGCAAATCCTACGATGACCATCAACGAGTTTATGGACGGTCACATAATTTATAAGCAATCTATCGGCAATTCATACTGGTATAAGCCTACTTTAGAGTTCGGGTTAAACAAAGGAAAGACCAAAGAGCTTTGGCTAATGCCGGCCAATAACGTGACAATATTAGGCGGTTCGAGCTGGATGGATCCTATCGGAGGGTATCAACTGGACACGAATACGATGGTTGACTTTAAAAAAGAAGAGGTTTACCATTCGAAGTTTTTTAACCCGTTGTTTGGATTGGAGGCAAGCCTGTACGGTCAATCTCCACTAAAAGCCGCCGCACGGATTGTAAGCAAACAAAACGAGGCCGAAAACACCGAGTTAAAGCAGTTTCAAAACCAGTCACCGCCTTACCTGCTTTACAAAGATTCAAACGATCCGATGGGTGGACTGTCAGGACGACAGGCCGGGGAGTTGGAGGATCAATTCAAAGATTACAACAAAAAATACAAATCAGGACTGCCTATTGTGTTAAGGGATAAATTCGGGATGATTAAACTGGGGGTCAGTGCAGTTGATTTAAATATTTTAGAAAGCTCAAGAGAGGGAAAAAGAACGCTTTGCAATATTTACGGCATGGCCGCAGGTTTATTCAATGATACTGAGAACTTGACATATAACAATATGCCTGCTATGGAGTCTCAATCTTGGACAAATTGCGTAAAACCTCTATGTGACTCAATCGGAAGAGAACTGACGGCCTGTTTGATCGACCCTGTTGAGGAATATGTGAAAGCCGGGCTATTCTTCGGGTTCGATTACAGTGAGGTTGCAGCGATGCAAAAAGACCGGGGCGCAATGGTTACCTGGATGAAACAAGCCTATCTCACACCGAACGAGGTTAGGGAATCCGTCGGATTTGATCCCATTAGTAATCCTATTATGAACGAGCCGTTTTTTAATATGTCAGAAACACCATTATCCCAAATGTCAGAATTACCGGACCTGACAACGCCACCAGAATTAAAAAACATGGGAGATTACAAATAATATTTTGTATCTTTGAATATTGTTTCACGGCAATATAAAGATATTGGCAATAGCCATTAAACCCTTAGATTAAAGCCCGTGAACTTTAGTTTAAGGGTTTCAAATTTTAATAACATGAAGGAAATACAATTAACTCAGGGTAAGGTAGCATTAGTTGACGATTATGATTATGAAGTATTAAATAATTTTAAGTGGTTTGCGCATAAGCATAGAAATACCCACTATGCAGGAAAACAAAAAAGCAGGACAGAAGGAAAACAAAGAAGTGAACTTATGCACTGTATAATAATGGATCATAAAGGAATAGACCATATTGACGGTAATGGGTTAAATAATCAAAGATCAAATCTAAGATTCGCAACACACCAACAAAATCAAATGAATAGGGGAAAATTAAAAGGTACATCTTCAAAATATAAAGGAGTTAGCCTCGATAAAAGATCAAATAAATGGAATAGTTATATTAAAAAAGATCAAAAGGTAATATATTTAGGTTTATATTACGATGAAGTAGAAGCCGCCAAGGCCTACGATCAAAAGGCGATTGAATTATTTGGAGAATTTGCACGTTTGAATTTTAATAATTAATATATTTGTACTATGAATGATTTAATCGGTAAGATGATATTAGATGCAATTTGTCAAGGAATGCAAACACCATTTATTTTATTTTCAAGAAAGCCAATAGACATAAATCAATACAAACCGTTTATATCTGAAAACAAAGTATTAAATGTTCCTGATGGATGTATTTATCTAAGCGAAAAAAAGAACGTGACAAAGAAACAATTAAAAGAATTGTCGTTATCAGTATGAAGTTAAAATAAATGAAATGGCAAGATATAGAATCATTGAAATAGAAGTTGGTGAACCGGTCGGAACTATGTTTGAGGTTCAAAAAATGGAGTTTAATATATTAATCCCTTATGGGACTAATTGGACAAAAATAACAGGTGATAGATATTTTCTGTTTGACGATGCAAAAGAGGCGCTTAGAAAATATAAAACAAAAAGAGAGGATAAAATAAAAGTAGCTTATTCAGAATGAATATTTATGAAAGCGTTAATACATTTAGCAAGTGACTGGGATAGAAAATGGGATTTTGAAAAAGAAATAACATCTATTGATGAACTAATTGAATTATCAAAAGAACATGATAAAGGGATTATAATTCAAACGCTTGAAATAGAAGACTATCAAATAAAAGACCATAAAAATATTGATATGATTGTAACTCTTTATAATGATTATATCGAATGAAACAAATTGAACGCCAAATTCTCCGCAAACGTGCCGCACTAATCCGTAAAGGTAGGCCGGTATTCGCGTCTGCTATCAGAGACCAATATCAAGCGGTTATTCGGGCAGCTTCGATGTATTCACCTAACCAACTCAAAGAGATGCTACCTCAACTGGTTAGTGAAAAACCCATACAACAAGCCTTTGAAAAGATGTATGTACAGGCTGTTCCAATAGCTGAGATGTGGAGAAAATATCTGTTACCGCCAAAGAAAGACGGGCTGGATGAGATGCACCTCAAGGGGATTGAATTAAAGATGCGAGAGTTTGCACGAAGCCGGACAGGGCGCAGGATTAAAGGAATAACCGAAACAACGCGCGAAAGAATAGCCAATGCGATTAACTACGCAATGGAGACGGGCGGATCTGTTGACACGATGACCAACATAATCACCTCAACACTGATGAATGATTACCGGGAATTTACACAGGCAAGGGCGAGGATGATTTCACAAACTGAGATGATTACCGCAAGTAACGAGGCGAGTGTACAGGCTGGATTCTCAACAGGACTGGAGACTCGTAAGTTCTGGTCAACATCCGGATTGGGTAACGTCCGGGATTCACATCTGCAGGCCGAAGCGGACAGTAACGACGTGGGAGGGTATGCGGACAATGAGGCGTTTAGTAATGGGTTGATGTATCCAGGGGACCCGACAGGGGAACCAGAGCAAATTTGCAACTGTCATTGTACAGTATTAATTGAAATAGTATGAAAATTTTAATCATTGACATTGAAACAACTGGCTTTTCTTACTCTAAAGATTCAATAGTTGAAGTCGGGTCTGTTAGTTTAGACCTGATGAGTGGGATCGTTGAGGATATTTTTAATCATATATGCAAAGAGGATTTGTTTTCTGATGCACATAAAACAGCATGGGTATTTGAAAACTCAGATTTGTCATTTGAAATAATTGAAAAAGCTGAAGATTTTAAACTGATTGCGCCACAATTCCAAAAGGTAATATCAGATCATCCGATGGGGGTTACTTCTTTCGGGCGTTCGTTTGATATTGGATTTTTGTCAGATCGTGGATTGAAATTTGGCAAACTTCTTGACTGCCCGATGCAAATTATGAGAGATGTTTGCAGGATTCCTTCAAAAGACAGAAAAGGATACAAAACCCCGTCTTTGGTTGAGGCTTATAGTTATATGTTTCCTAAATGCGACTACATTGAGAAACATAGAGGTTTAGATGATGCAAGGCAGACTGCAAAAATAATCCACGAACTTTATAAACGAAGGTTATTCAGAATTCAATTAAGTTGAAATTTAACCAGCCTAACCCGCTGGTTTTTTTATTTTTAAAAAATAAAACATGTTATTCAGCATGTTTTGTAAAACCTATTGATATAATTTGTAATTTGCATTTCAATTAAAACAAAACGAAGATGGAATATAAGAGATGTTATAAATGTAAGTTCTTTGCAAAGGTCGATAGCGGCTATTCAAATTACACAGTCACAGAAACTACTATTCATTGTTTAAAAAAGCACTTTGAGCCATGCGAGGAATCCTATTCGTGGAAATATACGAACGATCCAGAAAAAGACGATGCGTTTTTTAAGTATGCCGAAAACTGCCCTGATTATAAAGCAGGGGACAGTATCGAATTAGATGTTGATGGAGATATTACAATTGAAGATTACAAAGCAGACGATGAGCTTTATAATGCAGCATTAGCATATGGATGGTAAATTAAAAACGAAAGTAATGAAAGTAAAATGAAAAATAAAGTATCCGATGATTGGCTTAGTGATGCTGAATTTATAGCAGAATCTTTCCGGTTAAAGATGGCCGGTAAAAAAAGACCAGAAATAGAACAACCAAAAGTAGTAATACCTCCAGGAATGTGGTTTAATAAAATGAGCGGTTTTATTGAACCAAGACCAAGAAGTCTATGGGATTAAAATAGTTTAACTTAAAAACTACCAGCCTAACCCGCTGGTTTTTTTATGCCAAATAAAAAAAACATGTTGTATAACATGTAATTCAATAATATTATTTAATTTTACAATAAAATTGAGCCATGAAAAACAAACTGCTCTTTAAATCCTTCAAAGTTGACAATTTCACAGAGGAGAACAACCGACTAACTATTTCAGGCTGGGCTGCAACGTTCGGGAATATTGACGCAGGCGGGGACGTAATCATGCCGGGAGCATTCACCAAAACCTTACAGGACCGAAAAGGCCGTATTGCATTCTGTTATCAGCACGAGATCGACGAGCCAATCGGAAACATCCTTGTATTGGAAGAGCGGCCTAAAGGGTTATGGATCGAAGTGATGTTATCAGCAGCCGAAGAGGATATCCAGACCAAAGTAAAAGAGGGGATCTTAAAAGAAATGTCAATCGGGTATTGTGTTGTAAATTCAAACGTGACGCAAATGAACGGGGTTGATATTTACAATCTGACAGAGATCAAGCTCTATGAGGTTTCACTGGTCACCATCGCAATGAATGAGATGGCCACGGTTGACGGCATGAAGTCCGAAGAAAAGAAAAGCTATTTTGATACCGCATTCGATCGGTTAATTGCCATTGAGCGTAACGATCACACTAAATTTGAACTATTAAAACTTAAATCACAAATACTTGCACTCATCGAAAAGGAGCCGGAGATCCAAGAGAAAAACACTCCAGAGGATGAGCCGCCAACAAACTCAATTATTTTACACGAAAATTTATTTACTCAACATTTAACATTTGTATTATGAAAACTTGGATTAAATTTCTTATGGGTGCAATCGGTTTGATCGTTATAGCGATTACGGTTGCTTGTATTAACGTAGCGACAGGATCATCTATTCTGGTCGCAGCCTTAGTTTTGCCGGGATTCACCGAAGAGCAAAGCAAATCATTCGAGGACTTTCTGACCAAACAATCAACCGACATTCAAACGAAGGTCAAAGGATTGATTGATAACCTTAAAGACACCGACCTGATTAAAGGTATTCAAGCGCTAATTACTGGCGAAGGCGATAAAAAAGGGATCGTTGGAGACCTTAAAGCAATGCAAGATCAGTTTGATACTTATATTACAGATCAGAAGAAAAAAGAAAAAGAAGGCGGACTTATTAAAGATGACCTTTCTATCTACGATGCAATGAAACAGCTTATCGCTTCTGATGAGTTTAAGGCCGCCAAAGCCACTAAGTTTGCCGGAAATAAAGTGTTCAGTCTGAAAGCACTGACAACCGACATTACCGGAACCGTAAACCGGACAGTCCAGAAATTATCCATAGCATTCGCTCCTGAGCGTGCATTGGCTTTCCTTCCTTACCTGAACGTAGGGTACATCGGACAGGATAAATCCAGGGTATTGTGGGTTGAGGGTGCTTACACCTCTAATGTTGGTTACGTAGCTGAAGGAACCGGACCTGCAACACCCGACACTGGCACAGCCACTGAAAAAACCCGTGGAATGGCGAAGATCAGTGCTAAACTCCCATTGAGTGCTGAACTCCTTGAAGATGCTGACTACATCGCTTCTGCCTTCAAGATGAAGATGCAAGAAAAATCAATGCTCTTCACAGATCTTGAAGCCTATTCTGGTAACGGATCGGACGGACCTAATCCTACCCACGTTTACGGTATTCAAGGCCACGCAACAGCTTTCAGCGCAGCAACTGCCGGAGTTACAAACTCTGTTCCTTATGCCAACATCGGCGATTTGATGGATGCCTGTATTCTTCAGGCTGCTAAGTCCGAACACCGTGGGATGAATGTAGTTTGGCTGAATCCTTCTGACTTCTTCGCATTGAAGAAAGCCAAAGATCAAAACGGACAGTATCTGTTCGTTAAGGACATCAACGGAAGCTACACTATCAACGGCCTGCAAGTTATTGTTTCAAACGCTGTAACTGCTAACACCATGTTAGTGGCCGACACCGCGAAGATTCAATTATGGTGGAAGCGTAATCCAGAGGTTAAGTTCTCACAGATGAACGGAACCGACTTCATCGACGACATGTATACCGCCGTTATGTTCTTACGTGCGCAGATCGTGGTTGAGACTCAGGATAAAACCGCTTTGGTTTATGTCGCTGACATTACCGCCGAATTGGCAACTATTACTTCCGTATAAACAGCACAGGGAGGGTAACACCTCCCTTTAATACCTTTTAACATGAAAAAGTTACTTATTTTTTCGCTGTTTATCTTTGTAGCATTGATTGACAGCTTTGCGGCAGACCGAACCGGCACGATCCCAACAGGTCAAACCATGCTGAGCAGGCCATTCACCTTTGCCGCTTCTGATACCGTTGTTACTGGAACGGTAACTACCTACCTGATTAACAACTTGCAAAAGTACTCACAGAACCAGGTATTTACTATCGGGTTGACAGCAGTAACTGGTACGCACAACATGACCATCACAGCTTATGGGAAAGTTGCCTATGGAGGTTCTTTGGCAGGCGGTACATGGGTGCAGATAGGTACGCCTATCACATGGGTGACAGCGGCCAATAATGGGGCTATTACTTCAACCTCACCAGTTAATTACAATTACTTTAAAGTCACATTTTCAGATGCAGGATCGGCCTGTAAATCACTGGTAAGTCAGTTTGAGATTAAGACCTCTAATGCCTTTGATATTCCGGCAAGTTCTGGAACACTGACAATAAGCAGGGCAACAAGCGGAACCGTAACCGTACAGGTAAAAGATGATGACGCCAACGCCGCCGCCGTATATCGCGCAGGGGGTACAGGTGCATTAACTTTAGGAGCCGCTGCCGGGACTACTGCGATAACCTCAAGCGATTGGGCTATCGGTGCAACGGGTGATATGACTGGAATTGGTGCTATTACTAATAATGGAGCGATTACATCAACCGCCAATTTGACCAATTTTGTAGCCTATTCAACCGATGTGGATGGGCGCAGTATTTATGGGAAAGCCACCGTTAGTTCAGGATTCAATACGACGGGGCCAGTAATTGGTGCCGGTGTATTTGGCCGGGTTAATGGAGCCTCACCCACACTTACAGCCGGAACCGCATACCTGGGCGGAACATTCGGTTACTATGGCATTACCGGATCAGTTACCAACACGCATCCAAAAGCCGGACTGATTGGTGTTATTGGTGACGTAACAACCACAGCAGACGCGGCAGTGCTTGCACTTTTGGATGGAGACACCGGAACCACAACGGCAACGGCAGCTTATGGGGTACGACAAACCAATTCAACCGGGGCGAGTGGGTTCACGTATGGTTTGGACTTGTATGGTGCCGCTATCAGTGGTTATCTGGCAGTTGCTTACAAAACGGCTGATATCCGATTTTCAAAACAGGAGGTAATCAGTAACGCAACAGATGGAAGTTTGACAATGCCAAATGTAATAA